TTCTACAACCTTAAAAAATAATCTAATTTCTAGATTAGAGGGCGTCAAGCCTTTAAACTAAGCACTTTGGGGCGCTTTCCCTTAGTGCTTTTTCTAATTTTACTACCCTTTTAGTTACCCTTAACTGATTTTAGGTATAGTAAGAGGGTAGTCACTGATCGTGACACCCTTTATAAATTATTGATGGCTGTTTCATAATTTGAGACAGCTTTTTTTGCGTTTTCTTGGTTTGTATGCCAGTAAACATTTTCAGTCACTAATAAGTTAGAGTGTCCTAATCTGTATTGGACATCTTTAGGGCTAGTCTGAGCGTACAACATCATAGTGGTATGTGTATGGCGGAAACCGTGGAATGATACATTCGTTACACCAGCATTTTCAAAATGCTTATTTAGTCGTTTGCGTAGATTGCAAGCATAAGCATATTTTTCTGTAAATACAGAGAATACGACCGTTTCAGTACGACCTAATTTCCAAGACTGAATTTGTTGACGATTCTTGTATTGTTTTAATAAAAGCAAGGTGGCTTTGTCTATTGGTATATCACGATAACCAGCGTTTGATTTAGGTGAGTTTATTTCTTGATAGCGGTTTAGTGTCTTATTGATACTGATAACACCGTTTTCTAGGTCAATATCAGACCATTCAAGAGCCAGAGCCTCACTAATACGACACCCAGTGGCCAATAAAGTCTTATATAGGACAACATCAAATAAATTTTCATAATTTGATTGATCCAGAGTATCTAAATAATTCAGAAACTGTTTTAATTCTTTGTTGTCTAAGTATTTTACAGTAGATTTTTCTTTTTGCTGTTTGCGTGGAACGATGACATCGTTAGCTGGATTGTATTGTATTACCTGGATAGCTACGCCATACTTCAAAATACGCTTATTCATGTTATGGAGTAAGGAGTAGTTAGCAAACGCCCCTTTTTCGCCCTTATTGGCTTTGTCAGCCCACTTATTTACTTGCTGTTGAAGAATAGGCGTGGTTAGCTTATTTAGCTTGTAATCGCCAAATACAGGCAATAAATGCACTCTAACCAATCCATCCATAGACTGGCGAGTATTGGGTTTAACTGTATTCTTGTAACTATCCCACCAAACTTTTACCAATTCTTCGTATGTTGTGATTGTTGGTTTATCTTTAACTGTATACCCGTTAGAAGCAAAAGTATTAATGGCCTCTCTAGCTTTGATTTTAACGCCTGTTTTTGTTTTGGCTGTAACTGTAGTTCTAGCTTTCTTTCCAGTAAGTTTATCAACTCCAAGATACACGCTTGAGCGATATACGATATTTCCGTTTTTCTTTTTGTATTCTGTAATATTCATGGTTTACTCCTCTTTCCATCAGCAGGCAAGCAATTAGAAAAGATTTTGAGTTTATACCATGCGAGGGGTTACGAGAACCCCTTGTTTTCGATTTTAAGCAGTCAGACGGTAAACAATACCAGAGTTGGAAACAAGGCGGATAAAGAAAAATATTAGGGATGAGGTTCCAGGGATTTTTAATAAACTAAAAGCCCTACTCATAAGAGCAGGGCTAGAATTGTCCTCCTGGGACAGTATCATATATTTTGTCGTCAAGCGACCTTATGATTCTATTCTAACCCTAATTTTAAGAAAAGTCAATAAAAATACTCGGATTTTAAAAAATATTTTTCAGTGCCTCATCTATTTTGTCCATAGTATCATCGGAAAGTACAATACCATTCAAAATTGAATTATTATTTTTTGGATCACGGAGTCTCATTTTACTAATTGTTGTAACCTGATTCAATAGAACAATACTATCTTTGTTCATATTTTGTGTTTTTAGGATAAATTTATTAGCATACTCCAGTTTCTCATTAAGTTCTGCAAGTAAAATTGCATTTTCTTTTGCCTCCTGTCGTATTTTCTCCGCCTGATCACTTGCGAAGTCTATATTTTTATTGATGGTTAGTATTTGCTTAATAGAAGAATCGTCCATATCAGAACTCGATAAGTTTTTAAGTATTTCCAAAGTTTTTTTATTATCTTCGATTAACGATTCAACCATTACAACTTTTTCGCGCAATTCACCATCTTTTTTTGAAAAACGATCATACAATTCAGATAACTCTCTAACTTTTTTCAAAGCTTTATTTGATAGTAATTGAAACACTTCGTTGCCAATTGGAAGTTGAAAATATTTCAAATTAGATATATCAGTTGTTTCTTTTACAGAGGTCAAAGGCAATACATGAAGAAGATGGTTTGAACGTGCATCTATTTTATTCAGAACTATTGCATAATGAAGACCTCCATATTCTCTACCAACATTGAAACCAAAATCAGCATAAACGATACTTCCTCTTTTTAAAGCCTGAATACTTCGCGGATTAAAAACTTGTTCTATCTTTAAGTATTTTACCCAATTTTCTATCCACTGCGCTATTTTATCAGATCGTTTATTCCCTTCATCGTCCATTCTCTGGAGGAGATGAAGATAATCCTCTAGTTCTTGTATTATCGTGGCAGTGTAAACAGCTATTTCTTCGTTTGTTCTATTACTTCCCATAGTTTTTCCTTCCTCATTAACTACCAGTTAATTTATAAAAATCTTCGTTAACCATTGTCACATTAACGATGCTTTTTTTATTTCCCTCTATACACGCTCAGACTGGCCAAACTTTGAGAGCGTGGGGATTTTTAATTATTCAAACCCTTTGAAACTCTCTAAAATTTTATCTTTTGAGTCTGTAGCATTAAGCACTAAAACAACATAATTCCCGTAGATATAAGCAGGATGTCCAATCAACTCTTTTTCTTTTTTAGCCTCTTCAAACATCGGGTTTTTATCGTAATATTCGTAAACCTCTACAGCAGTATCATCCTCTAAGATAAATCCTTTTCCTGATTCAGCTTGAATGAGACTAGCTGATTTTTTTATTTCCTCTTTGATTGTGAAACCGTTGTTTTCTAGCGCTTTTTTAAAATCGTCTAAGCTAGTAGCCTTTTTAGAAGCAGGTTTGTCGTTCGCTTTGGTTTGCTCTGTTTTTGGTTGCTCCGAGCTATCTTTGGTAGCCGATTGATTGTTAGAGCAGGCTACTAGAACACTAGCAGTAAGCAAGATTGCTGATGTTGTTAGTAGTTTTTTCATGGGTATTCTCCTTTTTATATATGCTGATAATTTTTCAAATAGATTAAAATTTTAGTTTAATTTGTTTCATCATCGTTGTGATCGGTTACTAGAATAGAATCAGCTTTGATTTGTGGTAATTTTTCAATCAGTTCGGTTATTATCCGTTTGCTATCATCATCTAAGATAATGTATTTATAAAGCAGATCAGCGGTATTAGTTCCGTCAATCGAATCAATATCAAGTAACCCGTCAAACCAACGTAGAAATTCATAATCGTGATCCCCAGCACCAACTGAAAATGCGAGAAATGCAGAATCTCCATGAACGTTCGTTCCGTACCGGCTATTAAGTCGATTCTGTATTTCTGTAATACTAGCAGGTTTGTGTTTCTTGTTTTCGATGGCATTCATTTTTATTGTGTATTTTTGCCAAGCCAAGTCTGATAATTCATTTGCAAGTTGCGGGTTTTTTCTTAACTCTTCTTTTTCCTCCTCGGACAATTGGTTTTCTAAGAGCGGAGGAATAGAACTATAGCCTAGCAGGTATCCAACAGGTACGCCAAAAAAATCAGCTAGTTGTTTCGCTTTGTCTGTTTTTATTTGGCGCTCACCTTTTTCCCAATATATATAAGTTCGTTTTGTGACCCCTATTTTATTCGCTAACTCTTGCTGAGTTAGCTTTTTTTCTTGTCTTAGTTCTTTCAATCTATTCATTTATATAAACACCTTTCAAATGTATTATATCACGATTAATTTCAAAGGGTGCAAAAAAAGTGCAATTATTTTTAATAATTCTCTTGACATTGCACAATAATTGCAATATAATGAGTTTGTCAACTAGAGTTGAACAAAAATTACACCAATCTCCAGAGCAACACTTTTCAATCTATTCTACTGGAGGTCGATTTTAAAGATAATGGAAAGGGGTAAGGTATTTGAAAAATAATATGCGTGTTATTTTAGCAAAGAAGCGCTTGAAGGTGGCAGATGTTGCAAGAGAAACAGGGCTATCAAAAAGCACTTTAACGGCTTTGTACTATGAACGTGCAAAGAATCCAAGTCTTGATACATTGAAAAAAGTATCTAGTTACTTGGGAGTTACGCTGGATGAATTTCTAGATACGAAAGAATAGAAAGGAGCGACCCAATCGCAATACTATTTTACATATACAGATTTCTCATGTGGTGCTTTACCACTGGGGATTGACAACAAAAAAGGAGCAAAGAAATGAACTTTAAAGAATTTAAAACATGGCTAGATGATGCCGTAAGTGTGGCGGAAGCTATGGCATTACCTGAAAATAAAGGGGTGCTTGACGAATTGATAGAAAATACGGACAATAACCTAGCTTTTATCGCTGAGTTAGTGGAAAGCCGTCAACTGATTTATAGAAAACCTAGACATGAAGATTAAAAACGACAACAAAAAAGTCACTTGCTCAAATTTTGGACGAGGCGAGCAAGCGACTGGATCAAGAATATAGATATTTTTTCTATACCTTGATTATAGCATAGAAAGACAAGGTAAACAATGGGAAAGAAACATCAAGTAGTAAAATTTAAAGATATAGCTGAAAAATTGCCAGAATTAGAGGGTAAGCGTCTAGAAGAAATTACTAAAGTATTAGGTTACCGTAACCTAGAGAGTTGCAGAACCAACCTCTGCAAGCTGAAACAAAACAATCGCCTAGATTTTACACTAGAAAAAGGAGTTTATAGCAAGTTCGCACTCTTAGACGGTACGGTAAAAGAGGAATTGGAAGATAAAGAATTGTCTGAACGTGGGCGCTATTTGAAGAGCGTAGACCGCTATAAGGCAATGCTGAACGCCTTTTCTATCGCCTTTGATAGCACGGTCAAGGCGGAAACCAGACAAAAAGCAGAACACGACGGCTTGAAAGCCTTGGACAGAATACCAGATAAACATTACGCCCTACTTTATAACATGATGGAGGGCTAACAGATGACAGCATACGAACGAGCAAGGCAATTTTACAGCCGTGCAACTTACGCCCTGAGCGACTTTCTGCATGGGCGGATAGATGAACAAGATTTTAGAAAACAATGGCAACGGCTAGCAGATAAAGCCGTAAACGAAATGAAGAAAAACTAAGAAAACCGAAGTACAGGCAAGCAATTAGAAAAGGTTTTGAAAAACATAGAGCGCCAACTCTTTAAACTGGTACTTTCTCACGCTTTCAATTTGGCGAGTCTGAGCGTGATGCTAGGAATTACAAGAAACAATGTATAAGAAACAACCATTAAAAATCCCCACGCTCTCAAAGTTTGGCCACTCTGAGCGTGAGGCTGTAGGCAAGAAAAAAAGTATTAAAAAGCCATCGTGGCAAGTATAAAAAGATAGAAAAAGAGGTAAAAAACATGACAACAAAAAAAGCAACATCAAGCCAACAAGTTCTATTATCGGCTAAGAAACTAGCAGAATTAGGGAACGAATTAACCGACATCATGAATGTTTTAGAAATGAATAACCTAGCTCTTGAAGGGCTTGAGTTTGCACTACAGAATGATACAACCACGTTCTTATGGCTTGCTAAAAAATACACTGATACAGCATACGCCCAGAATGAAAAGCTATACGATCGTCTAAACGAAATAGCCTTTTTGCTTTTGAACAATGACGACGCTAAAGAGCTGGAGGCATACCATGACTAGAGATATTAAAGAAATGGCACAAGCCGAAGACGACTTGCTGAATATGGAACAACCTAAACAAGCGGAATTTATCAAGAACTATAAGGCGAGGGCATAACATGAATGAGTTAGATTTGACCAACACACAAGCGGTAATATTTATGGTGGTATTGATTGGCTTACTGCTTTATCTAAACCACCTAGACCGCAAAACAAGCGCCCAATTTGAGCGAGAAAACCAACAGACGATAGAAACACCTAGCGAGGATTTAAACCCTGATTATGGGCGATATATCCAACTTGCTGGTAAGATTCATAATTAGAAAGGGGTGTAATATGCAACTATTATCAAGAGAAGCAGAACTTGAATTACTGGAGAAAGTGGGAGATCACTTAGCTAAAAGGATAGAACTGGAAAAGCAACGTGATGACAACTGGGACTTGATTTCTAGGTCTGACTTACTCAAAAAACTTGGTATTAGTGGAACTACCTTAAATAATTGGGAAAAAGAAGGTCTCCGGCCACTACGTTCACCATTTGAAAGTAGTAAGAAAATTTATTACCGCAAGAGTGATGTTTATAATTTTCTTGCAATAGATTAGGAGGTGTAATGAGAATAATAGAGTTGACTATATCAGTTGATAAAATGCCTCTATTTGGCTTTCTCAAGTCAAATCCTACTCAAGTATGGAAGAATGGGGAACACTACAAATTTACCTATTATGAGCCTGTAGATGAGGCTTTGACGAGTTTTCAATATAAAGGCTTATATGTGTCTATTAAAGACGAAAATGAGGCAGTAGAGGGCTGGGGATTGGTCAGAAATTTGGATATTGCTATGGCCAGCCCTGACTTGCTGACGATTCTGAAAGATTTAGAGGTAAACAAATTGACCGAGCAACGTCAGGGGCTTGGAGTGGAGTTAAAAGGTTGGATTTTCGACCTGATTTGTAATGGCATTTATACCAGATATGAGACTTCGCTTTTTGTCCGCTTGCTATTTGTGAATGGCTACAGTTTTAGTCAGCTGGTGGACTTGTTTTCTGCAATCGTTAAACGCAAAGACCTAGCCAGTTATTTTTTAGAAGTAGCAAGAATATTTTATAAGGAGGTGGCTTTTGAGTAGCAATGAAATTGTAAAAAAAATCATTGAAGAAGATAAGCAGAAAGTACCGCCTGAAGTGGTGGACTTGACCCTAGCAAGGGAGACCGATGAGGAACACAATAGCCTGAACTTGGCAAAGAGAGCAAGAGGCGATGGCTTTGCAGTCAACTTGGATAATCTCAAGAAGATTTTGAGCGGAGATAGCAAGCTAAAAGGGGCTATACAGTACAACGTCTTCACTTATGAAATCGACGTGACTAGACCAATGAAGCTAAACGGTAGAACCCTGAGCGGTGCAATCGATGACCTGATTATCAGAGAGATTAGGGCTTATATTGCTACCAAGTACAAGCTGGACTATAAAAAGTCTGACATAGCGGATATTTTGGAAGTGGTGGCTGGAGAACACAGCTACAATCCCTTAAAAGACTATCTGGAATCTTGCGAAAGTGAGTATAAAGAGTTAGTGAATCAGCGTGATCCCTTTGATATTTTAAGGCATTATCTCAATATTAAGGATGATGAATATAACCGTATTATCATGGATTTGTTTTTCCGTGGAGCGGTTGCCAAGGTGTTTGACCCTACCATCAAGTTTGACTTTGTACTGGACTTGACTGGACGGCAGGGAGTAGGAAAGACCCAATTTTTTGAGGGGCTTTTTACTCACAAGTATTTTACAACCGTTGAGACCTTCACAGACAAAGATGACAAGGCTAGAATGGTAAGAAACTGGTGTGTATTTGATGATGAGATGGTGGCCAGCAAAAAAGCTAGTTTTTCAGAATTGAAGAAATTTATCACAGAAACCAAGCTAGAGTTTAGACCGCCTTACGCCTCCAGTGACAGGCGACTCCCTAAGAGTTTTATCATTGTCAGAGCAACCAATGACCATGATTATTTAAACGACCTGACAGGGGAAAGGCGCTTTCTGGTTGCAGAAGTCCACAAAGACACCAACTATAAGGGCAGGAAGTGGACAGAAAAAGACCGTAGAGCCTTTTGGGGTGCTATGGTGATGGCTTGGAGAGCTAACCAAGTGTTGAACCTGACAGACGAGCAAGAAAAGCTAGTAAACGAGGTTAGAAGCCGTTACAAGTTTGTAGATGAAATCCTTGAGGATGTTGAGCGTTATTTAGAAACTCCCTACCCTAAAAATATGTATCAATTCCCAGCAACAGACAGTACAAGACACTACTATATTCATGACATGATGAACCACGGCTATCATATGGGCGCTAATGGCGTAGAGATTCATCTAGATACTGGAAAGTATGGGAAACTGGTGGAAAGGGACAAGTTGACAGTAAATATATTCTTTTCCGAGGTTTATTTGAACAATTCCCCCAACCCTAAAGATAAAAACAAGGTTAAGAAATTCATGCAAAACAAAGAGGGTTGGGAATCGAGGGACTCCCTTAGATTTGGTAAAAGCGTCAAGCGTGGATTTGCTAAAATAAAAAAATAAAGTGTAGACAGTGTAGCCAAAAGATAAAAAAACGGCTACACCCCTAAACCCTTGCTATTACTGACTTTTTAATCTAAATGTAGCCAAAATATATATTTTATAAAAGTATATATAATTAAATACCTAATACGTTATTTATATATTTTTTTTGAGATGAAACGGCTACACGGCTACACAAGGCGAAAACCCTTGGGGCTGTAAGGCGGAATGCGTAGCCAATAGATATTCAAAAACGGCTACACTTTGCCCAAAACCTAAAATAAAATGGGGTAGATGGTACCGACCCCCTTGCGACGGTGTAACTACTAGTGACACCCTTAAAACAGAAAGAGGAGAAAAAACATGACATTAAAAGCATTTTCAGAAACAGCACCAAAACATACATTTACTTATGAATTTGGAGACCTAGAAGACGCACAAATAGCAGGACTAGCGTTATTTGGATTTATGAGAGGTACTTATCTAGTGCCAGCTATTAAACTAAGATATAAGGAAAACGGAACGCTTATCGCTGAGTATTTGGAAGATAACAATCTAGATATCAACTTTAAACGTATTTGTGAAGTTTTCAAGAATGAAGAAAATCCAATAGATGAAGAAGTTGAGGAATAGAGTGGAGAGGATGTAAGCAGATGAACTACAATAGAGATCCCGTGACTGGATCTAGCACTCTAAACTTAATCAAACAATAGAAAAGGAAAAAATAAGATGGCAGAAACACAAAACACAAACAATATTGAACAAGCGCAAAAACGCCAAGAACTAGCCCAAAAAATGGATAAAGCACTAGATAAAATCACTAAGGAAGTTAACGCATTGATCACACAAAACGAAAATGCGATTGCTGAGGCTGAACGAGAAAAAACACAGTTGCTTCAAGATCAAGCGAACGCCCAACGTGAACATGATGAAGCGGTTGATGAAGTAGACAAAGACAAGCTACGCAATGCCAAGGATAACTTATGGATTGCTGAAAGTAAATTAAAAAAGAATGCTAAAAAGCTGGAAGACTTGCACAATGAAACACTTATGAGTCTTGAAGATTTTAAGACAAGAATCGATGAACTAGATTCAACGGTTGACAAAAAGCATAAGGCGCTTTATGATAAAGCCGTGGATTTGCTACGAGAGATTGACCAGATCGATGACGAATTTAGAGCTGATTCAGATAAACTTCAAACCCTTTACCATGCTATGGTTTACAAAGTTGGAAAAGGTAAGAGAGAGTTTACTTTCAGCACAGGGGGATCTATTATTTCGCCAGCCGATGGAAGGGTTAGATACGAACCAGTCTATCCAGTTGAACCATTCTTAAGAGAAGTTTATGTGCGAGCCTTTGGAAATACTTACAACGATGTGAAAGGGCATTTTTAAAAGATGAAGAGACAAATTAGACACAAAATTGAACCAGTACCAACGATTGTAGAACTCTTCAAACTAATGGAAGAACACCAGCAAGCACATCCAGAGTACGAGCGTTATAATTTTAAATACATTGAAGATGGGGACGCTATCGGTGCAATCATTGACTACAACGTAGAAGAAGCAGTATTAAAAGCTGAGCAAGAGCAAGATAACGCTTAAGACAAGGGGGAGTTTTCCCCTTTTTGTCGCTTAAGGAGGTGAACTAATGTGACAGATAAGTTAACGCAGAGACAAGAAAAATTTGTCCAAGGACTAGTGGCTGGACTATCTCAAAGAAAAGCATATAAAGAGGCTTATAACGCCCAAAAGATGGCTGATAGTACGATAGATTCAAGGGCTAGTAAGTTGCTGAAAGAGTATAAGGTTAATACAAGGTACAGAGAGTTATTAAAAGAGTTTTCAAACCGTGCTTTATGGTCAAGAGAACAGGCTTTTAATGAGTATGAATGGCTAAAAAATAAAGCTAAATCTGAAATTATCGAAAGTGGATTGAGATCTAGTAATTTTAATGCCTTTCTTTCTGCTTTGCATGGGATGAATAATAGCGCTTTTCGTGATTTGGAGTTGCTGGACGAGAAGTTGCGAGCAGAAATCAGTGTGATTAAGAGTAACATCCATCAAGAAACTCCAGTTAAGGATGATAAATTTATAGAGGCCATGAGCGCAATGGTTGAATCCGTTTGGGAAGATGAGATTCAAAAGGAAAAGCCTTAGAATACAAAAAAGCCAAGGCGCTCCGCCTCAGCTATAATCTCAATAATATTATTATATCACA